TTCAGTTGAAGGAAAGAAAAGTTATGAACAACTCGAAGATGATAAGCTAGGGCCATGAGTTTTCCCCCGCCAAACCTATGCATTACACTGCCGGAAGTTCCCAGCGCGGAAGATATTTGTTTGCCTGGTGGCATCTGTCTTTCCTACGTCTGGGATTCTATCGGGAAGCTGCCCAGCTACGCCGATGTGTCCATGGATTTTTTCTCACAGATCGGACCGGCGCTTACTCCGTTGAAGCCATTTTTCGATCTACTAGACACCGTGCTGTCCATTTTCAAGTGTGTCACAGCGATACCGAAATCCATCCTGACCTTGAACCCCGGTGAATTGCTGAACTGTTTCCCGGCGTTGGCGAAGGCGGTGGATCAGGTCCTAAAGTTGATACCGCAGTTAAGTATACCGAAGATGATCAAGGCGGTTTTGAAAAACATGGCTTTGATGTTGCGGTCAATCGCGGACGAATTCGATTACCTTGGTAGAGAGTTTCAACGAATCGCAAGAGCCATAGACAGAGCGGCAGATCTGAACGATCCAAACATGAATGCCTATTTGGTATGTGCCCAAAACGATGCCGAAGGCGCTGCCTTGTCTACTGCCCAGGCTTTGCAGGGGATAGGCAGGATAATACTCTTGATAAACGTATTTATCGGTCTGCTGGGAGGTGAGGAGATTCCATGTTTCGGCAGTCTGGTTACTGATAACATTGATCAGTTAGATGTGGTTACCGATCTGCTATATACGCTGGCCGATCTGCTGGAGACTATGGCGAATGCCATACCTGACCCGGATCTAATACTATCGCTGGCGTTAGGAGATCTCAAATGTTAGGATTGTGTAATGGCTGATGAAACGGACATGAATGAATATGGTCAAGGTATCGTTTGTCCCTTTCAGCGTGATGGAAAGGGAGACTTCACAAACGATTTAGGGCTGGCTTTGTTGCGGTCAGACATCGGCGAGCTGATTGGTGTTATTGGACCGACTGCACAGCAACCTGGTGAGCTGCCGTGGAATACCGAGATTGGTTCTCGGGTGCTCATGCTGAAACACCGAGGTCTACACTCCGAGATGGTTCGTGCTACTGCCGAGCAGACGGTTGGCGCTGCGATCAGGGTTTGGGAGGACAGGGCTCGTGTGGGTCCAGTCGAAACCATCACAGACCCACTCGCGACAGAATTGCGGATACGAGCATCCTATATCCCTATCGGCAAGAAGGGCGGCAGCCAGCCCGAGTTTGTAGAATTAGGACTGCCAGAAAGGTAGGTCGGAATGGCCATACTGCCAGAGAATTTGGATTACAGCGACCGAGATTTTGAGTCAGTGAGATCTCGTGTATTCGATCTTATCTCTTCTGTGTTTCCGAAGTGGACGGTGACCGCCAGGGCTAATTTTGGAAACCTGCTTGTCGAGTCTTTTTGCTTCATTGGCGATGTTCTCAACTTCTATCAAGATCAGCAGGCGAGAGAAGGTCGATTTGCTTTTGTCCAATTGCGAAAGAACATGATTGCCTTGGCGAAGCTGATTGGCTACAGCCTGAGCGGCGCGACGGCGGCGACGTGCGATGTGACATTGACGATTACCAACCCAGAGCAACTGAGCGGCACGGTTTCTCCGTCTTCCTCTCCGGTCATCATTTCAACAAAGGCAATTACCAATCCGATAAAAGGCGAGTTGCAGGATTCCAGTATCACTTTCGATGTGTCTTCTGGTGAGATAGAGAAGACGTTTTCCTGGAGGCATAGCCTTACACAAGTGCCATATGTTGTGGCATCTACTGGTAAGGCAGACCAGAGAATACTGGTGCCGTTTGGGCCGTTTCTGACCGATACCGACGAAGTGAGCACACCGACTCAGGGGCCATGGGTGCGTGTGGCGTCATTCTTCAATAGTGGTCCAAACGATCCCCACTATCGCCTCGAAGTAGACCAGAACGACCGAGCCGAGTTCATCTTTGGCGACAACAAAAATGGCGTGATACCAGTAGGAAATATTGAATGTAGCTATCAGACTGGTGGAGGCGTATCTGGAAATGTAGAGGCGGATACTCTTACCAAAGTAGGTTCTGATTTTTACGACATCTATGGAGTCCGAGCGAATATTGTGGCCACAAACGCGGTTGACGCTGAGGGCGGTAGTCCACGTGAGGAGGTAGAGGCTGCTCGGGTGAATGCTCCTGAATCTTTGCGTGCCCTGAACAGAACAGTTGCTCGGGAAGACTATGAAATAAACGCCAAGCGGGTCGATGGAGTTGGCCGTGCTTTGATGCTGACCTCCAACGAAGAGGTGTCGATAGGTGAGAACAGGGGACAGCTCTACATCATACCGGTTACGGGCGGTGTGCCATCTCAGTCCATGCTGGACGATGTGTACGAAATGGTTACTGTAACCTATCCCAAAACGGTAACGTTCCAGTTGGAAGTGCTTGCTGCTTCCTACCTATCGATAAATGTCCAAGCGACGATATACCTCAAGAGTGGTGCTGTTCCTTCAGCCGCAAAGGCCGCAGTAATAGAAGCTCTGGAAGACTTCTTTGAGCCTATGCTTGCGGATGGCACCGTCAACCCAAACGTTGACTTTGGATACAACTACAAGGATGTGGACGGGAATCCTGCTGGCGAGGTAGCTTGGAGCGATGTGTTTGACGTGGTCCGTGATTTACGGACGTACATCAGGAAGGTAGACGCCGGGCCGACAGGATTTCTACTGAACGATCTGCGCGATGACGTGGCGATAAACAACTGGAAATTCCCTGCGCTTGGCACGGTAACCGTAATCAACGGAGATACCGGCACGGAGATCTGACATGGCTAAGCCGTACATTTTTTGGGACCCTTCCTGGAACGCCTCGCTAATAACAGCGCAGGCAAACGGCCCGCTCGTGATAACGCTCGACGATTCTCCGACACAGGCACAGTTGGACAGCTTCAAGAAAATGGTTGCGCTTACCGCCGTGCCAAAGATCTTTGACGGTACTAGTTTTTCATTTGCCAGAACGGTTGAATTCAGCGGTGGCGTGACGCCGAACAAAGGAGTTAGTGTTTCTAATTACGATTGGTTGCCTGACAATCTAACCTTCCCGGCGCCTGGTCCAGATCCATACGATCTGTCCGATCTGTACGTGAGGCAATTTCGGTATGCGAATTTAGGATGGCGGATAGCGCTGCGCGGCTGGGCGGGCACTATGTACGAAGGTGGTTTGAATGGCGAGTATCGGATAAAGTGGTCCGACGAAACGCTGAGGGAGCAATTTTCCAGCCGGGCAAAGTGGACAGGGCTGATGCTCGGCGCGTTTAATACCTATGCTGAGAGGACAGACCACGTTCTCGATATGCTTCACGGAAAGCGAGAGGCGGACGCTGACTGGTCGCATCATTCAGGGCATCTGGATCGCGTTCCTTCTCCGGGACCGGAGGTGGTTACAGAGTCCTTGGCGACACAAAACGGAATCACTACAGGAGAGGTTAGGGTAGTTGTCAGTGGCGGAGCTCCTTTGTGGAACATATCGATGCAATACAAGTCTGGCGGCTCTTGGATTACGGTTGGGTCGCCTTTGTCGGTTGATTTGCGTTCCAACATGGCTCCAGCTCCGCCAGACGAGATTGGACTGATCGTCTCACTGTTTGATGGCATTACGAAAGAATACACCGGAGTGCCCGAGCCGTGGTCGCTGGAAAGGGTTTGGTTCTCCGAAATTTCTGTGCCGCAGTTCGAGCCCTGGGTTCCCGATTTGTCGAGCTGGAGCCAAAGAGGGTGGGATCAACACTGGGAATGGCTTACAGGGAGCACGGCAGGATATGACATGGAGCTGCGGCGGCCGGTGACCGACCTGATGCATGTGCCTGTTGGTGCTGACCGTGGTCCAGAAGATCTGCGATACAGCGATCCCGAGCTGGGCATATGTTCCAGGTTGAACGCCGACACCTCGCTTTTTGCCGTAGGAAATTCCGATGCTAGGTACATTGAGATATTTAGTTCGGAAAAGCCCGAGCCGCTTGCCACTTGTGACGCATATTCGTACGGATACAAGGCACCGTTCGCCTTTTACATGCGTGCCAGGTTCGATGCTATGGAGACTTGGGGAGAAGACAGGGCAATCGTTTCTTTCGGCGACATCCTGAACGCCAGCCCTACGCCAACGGATAACGGAATAGGTCTGTACTGGAAGTCAACTGGAGCGACAAGCGGCAAGTTTGTTGTGCGGATATTCGACAGCGGCCTGTCCGATTGGGACGATCTAGAATATGACATACCCGACGTTTCGGAGATAAGCGATCGGCAGATAGACATCGGGTTTGCATGGACGGGAATTCGGGGAACGTCGATAGGGCATGATAATTACGAGCTTAGGATCGTGGTAGATGGGCTGGCACGAGCCAGCAAGATCAACGGAGGTTTGCTGATTCGTGGCACTGAGAATGCGCGGATAGGGTCGTACAGCTCGCACAAGGGCTTTCAGGGGCTGTTTCGATATGCCACAGTGTTTGGTGACCCCGTCACAGATCAAGACATGCACAGCTCCTTCCAGGCCCCTGAAGAACCATTTTCTAACCCGTCGTTTGAACTGCCGGCCGACAGCAACCGGCCAGGTGAGGCGAAGGATTGGAATTGGTACTCGTTCCAACAGGGAACCGAGTGGGCAGAATTCAACACGCAGGATCCAGATTATGAACAGTGGCAAACTGCCATGGAAGAATTCGGCCCTGGCTGGTTCGATCCTGACGAATGGTTTGACGATATTTCCGAGGCAGTCCTGGCCAGCGCTTTATTCAATGCTGGTGTCACTTTGTACGAATCGACTATGGAGGAGTTTGCACTTTGGTTGGTTTGGAGCGAATCGGGGTATGTGACAGGTACTCCATGGCGTGACGATTGGATTTTCTTGAGGCCAGATCAAGACGTAAAGGGCCCCTACTTGGGTCCGACCGGGTTTAACGGATGGTACGACCAGGCTGCTGGTTCGAACAAACTGCCGTTGGAAATGGAACAGCTTGGCGAA